CGGGATAGGGCCGTGCCGTCCCGCCCAAGCCGCACGCCGTGGATTCAATTAACCGGCTGGTGCGGTAGCGTCTGTGTGTACCTCATACAGCCAATTGCCCGAGGAACGCTCGCCGTATGCGTACTCATCGTAGTGGAAGAGCGCAGTCGCGCCGCCACCGATTTCAGGCATACGCTTGGTCTCGACATACGGGCTTCTACCCTCCACAAGGATCAGGGCCATCTGGCTGAACACGCCGCCCTTTGCGGCGTTAGAGCTTATCGTCAGGTTGCCGTCCTCGTAAATCTTCGCGCCGGCAATGGTTCCCCGATAGCGGTTCTGGAACGCCTCTGCGGCAATTCCCACCGTTAGCGGCGCACCTGCCTGTGTCTCAAGAGAGCCAATGGCCGTGATACCAGAAGTGGTCAACTGAACGTCAATATCGGCAAGCTGGAAGCCGTGGAACACTGCGCTGATCGGCGCGGTCGCCGGGGCAGGCTCCGTCGTGTTAGACGTTATCCTGTAAGCAGCCGAAGATATATCGCTGGTGTCCAGAGCCGCGGCGGAAGAACCCAGCGAAGTCGTCGCGCCGTCAATGGCCGTCAGGCCGTCGGCGTCCTTCTTTCGCTCGATTGCGTTCTGCGCCAGAGACCCTGTCTGCGCATAAGCGTTCGAGCTAATCCGCATCGCCACCCGGTCGGTGATGACAGTATGCACCCCGATCACCGTTGGGGTGATGGAGAGCAACGTGTCGCTCATCTGCTGTGGGTTGTCAAGTTCGGTGCTTTCGGTCACGGCCTGCGCTGACAGCTTTGCCATCGAGACCTCGTTCCAGACCGTTCCTGTATTCTCATCGAGTCGTTGGCGATCTACCAGATTGGGCATCACGCCTGCGAACTCTCTAACTATCCTTGCCGCAGCAATCATCGTCGGTATGCTGTCGGCAAGAGAATCGGTAATAGTATTCCCAACTGCCATGTTTTAAACTCCTATATGCGGATGCCTTGTTTCCTGAACTGCTCCGCCGCCTTCGTTATGTCGTCTCTGGTTACGGTGGCGTTCGGGTCCCCGAGCTTGCCGAGAAGGTTCCCGCCAACTGAGGCACTGCCGATACCCACGCTCAGGTCGCCAACTCCGTTCTCTTCTTCCCATTTATCTTGTGCCGCTTTAAGCTCGGTACTCCGAGTCTCAAGGGACTGGCTAAACGCCTTGCGTTCCGCTGCACGAGCCGCACGGACGGTTAAGTTCTCAGCCAGTCCGCTCTGCTCTTTTGCCTGTACCATGTCGCCGTTCTCGGCGTGCTTCAGGGCCGCGTTGTACGCAGTTCTCACACCAGCCAGTTCCGGCGCGGTCTCTTTATCCAGCAGGGGTTTGCCGTCTTGCCCTAGCAACGCTTCGTCTATGTTGTCCATCGTCGAGGTTGCCAATCGCACTCCTGCCGACCTTTGCACCCGGCTGTCGTAAGGCCGTCTAGCCGCGGTCATGTCGTCAACCAGAGTATCGGCTGATCCTTCAGCAATAGACTTGAAGCCAGACCTTACTTCGGCCTCGAACCCGTCGAATCGATCACCAAATCCCGCGATGACCTCTTCGATGTTCTCCTGCCGTTTGATCTGCCCCTTCATTGCCGCTAGATCGTTCGATAGCTTCTCGGCTTCGGCTCCGCGCGTTTCCAGAGATGCAAGCGCGTTCTTGAGTTGCGTCTGCAAATCCGGCTCAGCCCCTTCCCCCTCTTCAACCACCACGGGCGTATCGCCGTCGTCGGGGATGCTCTCCTGTACCATGCGTTTCTCCTTCGGGTTCTCCGATTGCTGGAGTCTCCAAAAATTAAAGAAGCCGCCCCATTACAAGGCGACTTCCGCGCACAACGGCTCATTCGGTTTTTGTAGCGGGGCCGAGAGTTGCACTCGGAGGAAAAGGGCTATGAGACCTTCATTGCTCTGGCATTCCCCGCATCACTAAGGCCGAGTATTACACGGGCATCTTTGCCCTGTCAACCACAAGGCCGTTCGTTACGAAGTCAAGGTCGCATCTAATGCACGTATGCCAGACGCGCCCCTCAACGTGGTTCGCCATCTTCTTGTTACATCTGGGGCAACGCACTGCGATCATCTTCATTCGGGAATCCCCAATCCGGAGATAGCTCGCGTATCGGTGATCGTCCCGCCTTGCTTCTGGCGCAAGAAGTAGACTTCGGCGGCGACCGTGGGATTCAGCATACGTTCGACGAGACCCCACTTCCACAAGGCGCGTTCTATCTCTGCGTTCTCACGGCGCATGTCTTCCCGCAACATAGGAACAACCTGGTTGATAATCATTTTCAGCACGACGTTCTCAGGCCGGCTTAGGAATGCGGATTTCTGCGGAGACCCAAGATATTCTTTCCACTTATCTTCCTGCCCATATCGCTCCACTTGCTCCACGAGGATGTCGTAGTAAGGACGTACTGTCGCCATGTCATCTTCGTAGTCTTCGATGACCGCGCGGACCACAGGGTCATCAAAGCGCTTACCCCGATACGTGCCCTCCCCGGTGCCAGTGATGTAGTTCTTGGGCACGCCGTTCTTCTTCGCTTCTTCCAACACCTCGTCTCGCTTATCGTCTCTGCCTGCAAAGTCAAGATGGCCGGGTGAGTCTTCTAGCAATTCCATAGTCCAGAACCTCTCGGCCAGCGTGTCGCTCAAGACCTGTTTTTTATCTGTCTTCATGATCTTGACAATCTCAGTTTGATCCATAATAGCGGTGCCAGCGTGGAAACGCGCGGTCTTGAACTCGGATATCTTCTTGCGCAGTGCTGTGCCGGTACTGCCGTCATCGATCTTAGCGCGGAACGCTTTCTCTTGTTTCGAACGCGTGGCATCAAGAGCGTCAAACGCTTGGTTGAGCCGCTGCCGGTCCGTCAGTGGCTCCGCTCGCTCTTCAATCTTCTTGATCTGATCCTGTACGCGATCATCTTCAGTAACCTGGCGAAGTTGCGCGCGATTAAGGTCTTCAAACTGCGTATCAGGGAACAGTTCCGCCGCCACATCCCGCGATACGTCCACGTATCCCAGCGGGGCCGACTTTGCTCCGCCCATCTCGCCGATCAGGGTCGCCGAGGCAGCCACAACCTGCCCTTCACTCGCCTTCTTAGCAATTTCAGGCAATTCATCCGTCGCGAATGGGAGCAACGACTTGACTATCGTCTGCGCCGCTTGCAACTGCGTGTCGCGTGTGCGCTCACCTATGAGGGTGCTTCCCGAGATCAGGTCCCATCCAAGACTCACGGGCGGAGCCGCCATGTTTCGCAACGCGTCTTGCGGTCTGCCCATGCCCGTCAGAATGATCGCTTTTGCAAGCGAGTCCCATGTCCCGAGTATCTTCCAGTCACGGTCAAACGCTCGGATAGCCATGAAGTTCGCGTTGGGAATACGCTTCCCGTCGCTGTCCGTAGTGAAGATGTTCCAGTCGGTCTCGCGCCCCTGCATTCGATTGAATATCTCGGTCAAGATCACGGCACTGCCGACAGTCTTGAGAAGCGAGCGTTGCGCCAATCGCTGATCTAGTGTAGCGCCGCCACTCCCTATTCGGACTCCAGGCAGCGGCTCTCGAAGAACACCCATGCCCGCCCTGGCAACAGTGTCCAACCGGGACTGCAAGAATCGGTTAGCAAACAAAAGTGCATCACCAAAACTACCGAACGCGCGGCCACGGGCCCACCCCGTCATGCTGTTGGCGGAGTTAATGATGCGGAGCATATCGCCGCTTGCTTCGATTTCCTGAAGCGTGCGCCCAATGGCGAGTTCGTCCACCAGCATGGACTCGGCCCATTCCAAACGAAGAGTATCACCAAAGAAACCGAAGGCGCGGTTGGCTTGTCTGATGATGGGCAATTTAGACACAGTGCCTCCGCCAAGACGAAACTCACCGATGTCCTGCCCGCCTATCCGCAGCTCGCGACGCGCCCATTCACGAGCCGACAGCAACCCGCGTCTCGCGGCGTTCTCGTCGAACATTTGGATGTATTGCCCGAGAACCTTATCGCCGCCAATGCCCCAGGCTTGAAGCTGGACCCACATCGCTTGACCAAACGCCCTCGGGTTGTCGTGTAATCCCAACAGCCCCTGGATTGCGGTTGCGGAGAAGTCGGCAGTCGCATTGAGTGCCTGCATCATGTTCTTGACCCTCATGTATACAGGCCCTAACGGGCCCGGTTGCGGAGTCAAGACCTTATTGGCAGCGTCAGCGATTTCTACGGGGAACACGTGGTTGTTCATCCCCAGCATGTCGATGGTCGCGAATCCGCGCGGTGTCTCTTTCGACTTCCGGACCGCTTTGTTGTATTCAACCTTGAAGTTGTCCAACTCGTCCTGGAAACTCTCAATGGCTTCGCCCGTTGCCTTCGCCCTTTGCGCCGCATTGGTTTTACGCTTTCCCGCATGTTCAACGGCACGGGTTTGGCGAACGTACTCTCTGCGCAGAACATCCATCTCGCGGTTGGCGGCAGCGAAGGTAAAGCGCTTGCGCACAATGGCTCGCTCGGTTTGACGCCCTTCCGATTGAAGCAAGCGAATGTCATCACGCATACCGCGCAAGCCCATGTCGCGTTCGACCAGATCGTCGAGCTTGGCCGCGAGGTCCTCGTAAGGCTTCCGCGCTTTCTCCATATAGGCGAGCGCCCTATCCACCACCTGGCCTTGCCGGTTGATCGCTTTCATGATAGTTTTGTTTTGCGTCTTCCCTTCAATGACGCGCTTTGCTAATTGGCCTTCCAGTGCTTCGGCCTTCCACAGAGACAACAACGCCTTGTCGGCGGCTTTGTTAGCAGCTGTTTCCGCCGGTGTAACGCGTCCGCCCATCTTAACGATGCGGTTGTGGTTTCGGGTGATTTCAACCGCAACCTCACGAGCGTCACGCACCGCCCGATCAAAGATGCGTCGCGCTGACGTAAGGTCTTCTGCCGTGTATGCCGCAGCGCTAGCCGCCCGCTCCGTCGCAGACGCAAACCGTTCGCCCGCTGCCGCCGCAACGTGTTCCGCTCTGCCAGTTGCGCGACCCAAAATGGAATACCGTGCCAATTGCGCCGTTAATGTCTTTGAACGCCCCCGCACTTTGTTTTTGAGAGCATTAACCTGAGCTATGATCGAACGCTCGGCAACACTCAATCGGGCACTTTCCGTCAATCCGATCTTCATGCCCGTAACATCTTTAATAGCAAGGTAGTAGTTGCTGACATGCCTGGTCACCAATCGTGTGCCTATGTCGCTGATATGCCCATGCAGCACATCGGTGATTGGGGCGTACTCCCAACCTTTTGCAATGCCTTGAGCCATCGATTTGAATTCGGCTGTCTTCTCATGCCCCGCTTTGCCGCCAGTAAAACGCCCTGTGACGCGACTGACCGCCACTTCTGCCCCCTCCTCCATGGCATTGCCGCGCGGCAGGTAGAAGCCGTCTGGAATGATGTCGGGGCGTACTCCTATATCAATGCCCATATCCAGCTGATCATCAAGATACGGTTTAATCTCCGCTCTTAGTCGGAGCAAAACATTTTTCTCGTCCTGAGACAGGTGCTGCCAGTACCGCGGGAGCCTTGCCGCCACATCCTGAATAGTCGGAGCACCAGGGAGTGTATCGTCCACTCCCGCAAGCATTTCGATCTGACCCTTCTTGTTGAACTTGAACGTATTGCGTATCGCAGCCCCATGCTTGCTGGAGAATACCGCGGCGTCGGACGCCACCACGCCCTCCAATTTATTCGTGCGATAGCGCATAGCAGCCGTGGCAATACCCTCGTCGCTGATAAGACCGAACGGCCTGCCCAGGGTGTTGCGCATGAAATTCGAGAGCATTTCCCCGCGCGTTAGTCCAGGGTCGATGGGGGCTAAGTTGTATATATTCGTCCGGGGGATGATAGTTTCCGGCACCACGACGGCCTGCATCACGGGATCAGGATCATACAAACGCCGCGGCACCAATGCGACAATATCCCCGCCTGCCGCCCGTAAATCCGCGTGAACCTGTCGAAACAATGGTTGGTACGCATGGCTGTTCACTGTGCGGAAGGTGGCCCCAAATCCTCTCTGGAAGTTACGAACAACGATGCGGGCCACTGGCCCTGCGGCCGCAGTCACCGGCGTCCCTGGCGGTATAGCCAGCGCCGCAGTCATCAAGGGCGTCCTCAAATCCTCGAGGGTAGGTTTATCAAGTCCCAGAAGCGCTTTGCCAATTCCTGCGCCAATTTGTGTGGGGGCAGCTATCGCAGCGGAGGGCTGAAACCCAGGTCCGCCAGACGGTGTGCTCCCTGCCGTTCCGCCAAACGCTGACCCTGTCAAGAACCCGCCTTCAAACGGCGGGGATATCACCGTTTGCGAGAATCGTTCGCTTTCTATCATTTTGTTTATAAACCACGCTTCATCGCCTGTTGTCTTATCAGTCGTGGGACTAAGTCCGGCCGCCTCAAGGTACCTAAGCTGCCCCTGGCGTGGTGTGTTGTTCCAGGCCTGAAGCCAACCTTGCGCAGGCGTTGGCGGAACCTCTTTCAGTTGTTCGCCGAGCGGGGTAGACTCTCTCGTAAATCGAAACTGGTCCAGCGTTTCTTGGGGCAATACGTATTCGGGGAGGGGCCGTGCTTGATGCGCAAAACCCTGGAAGCCCTTTGGGAGCCTTGCAATCTTCTGCTCGATAGTCTCCGGACCCGCCATTAGCGCCTCACCGTCCTTCCGCGACTGCGCAATTTGCGTCTACGCTCAAACTCAACTTCTTGTTCCGATGGTTCCGGTGGTTCCGGTGGTTCCGGTGGTTCCCGTGACTGTTCCAAGTTCTGCGTAAGCGCCAAGTCAGACAACTCGAAGCCGCGTGCAATTCGCTTGAACTCGCCAAAGGCGAATTCTCCAAGATCGAAGGGAGTACGTTGAGGCAACCCCGTCTCTTCGTTGAGCTTTACACCCAGTCTGCGAACACGCTCCTGCTCTGCTGCCGTCCGTTCACGCACCTCCCCTGTATGGGTAAACAAGTACTGTTCAAGTCCGCGGTCATCGCCAGCTACGCGGCGTATCCCTGCGCCTAGTGCCTCAGCCCCTATAGGTGCTTGCGAAGCCTTCGCTTGTTGATAAGCAACATCAAATTCACTGGGTTCAGGCGTTTCCGCTTTTATGCGTGCTTCTTCAGCTTCTTCAATACCGCCTTTTTCCACCAGAGCCTTGAAGCGATCCTCCGAGGAAAGAGCCCCAGGCAAACTAAAACCTTCAAGAAAATGCGCACTCTCAATCGAGGGCACTTGCCTCGGGTCAAGACGTTCGGCGCGTTGCTGAATGAGCTCGTCATATGTAAGCCCAGGCTGTTGTTCCCAGATTGGGACGGGCAGCAGTTCGGGTGGGAGGCCCGGACCAGGCCGGTCCTCAAATCGCCGTGACAGAGGGCCGGAGAGAACCGGCTGTGGGTCACCGTCGCTACGTCCGAGAGAAGCGGACGTCGGGAACATTGCGTCAAATTGAGCAGCCGCGGCGGTTTGTTCTTTCGCAGTGACGGCTCCACTGGTATCCACGAACCCCTGTCGTGCGACATCAAGTTCAGCGAGATCGTCGAGCTTGCCCCGGGCGGTATTCTCTATGTGATTAAGCAGTTCTGGCCAGAACTCGCCCGCGTTGAGTGCCAAAGCAATCTCGGACTCGAGCTCTTCGAGGAGTTGCGCCCGCTCAACTTTCGTATATCCCTTCTTCCCCAAGAAGTTATCCAATTGGGTGTTCGCCTCAGTGATCGAAAGCGTCGGGCCTTCCTCCGATGCCGCTTGCGCCCCGTCAATCACCCCCAGAAGCGTCTCTTCGGGATTAGCTCCCTGAAGGGGATAGTATTTGTTTTTTTCAATTTGCCTCTCGTCCCCCTCAGTGGTTTCAAATGCCCTCTCTGAGGAGTAAAAGTCCGCGTCCATGCCTTTTACGCTTGCGAATACGCCTTGCAAGAGTTGGTCTATGCCACCGGCCCGGTATGTATCGTTATGGAATTTTGCCAGGACTGTGGGGTCTAACGCTTCGGGATCGTTCCCCTGTCGAGCAAGGCGATACCAATTGTTGAATTCCGTCTGGGAATCTTTAAACGTCCTATTTGAATAGTCCTTTTCATCCAGTGCGTCAACCCTGTCGAGTATGTCTCGCTGGTATTGCCCTGTCTGGAAAAGCTCCAAAATCGCAGGACCAACGACTTGCCCGATGTCTTTGCCTGACTTTCCCTCCGCCTGCATAGTAATAATAATGGGAGTGAACCGATCCACTATCGCGTTGTTGGCTTGTCGCGTGGCCGTCTTTAAGTTCTCTTCGGGGATGTCGCCGGGGCGCATGTTGGCCCCAAGTAGCCCAAGGTATTGATCAATGGCCGCCTTGGGAGTCTTTGACGTATCACCAAACGCGGTGCTGATGTCTTGATTAAATCGGACTTGCCGTTCCACTTGCGGGTCGAACCCGTACTTAAACACACGGCGAGACGGGTCAAGCTCATCTAGGCTCTGTTGGGCTTCAATTTGAGTGTCAAAGAACGCGGCAAGAGGTGTGCCCTCCTGAGCAGCATCGTTCACCCACTCAGGGAAAATTGCTTCCAAACTATCAAGCATCGCAAGCGCATTTAGGTCTCTTTGGTCTCCGCGAATGTCCATGCCTTCGAAGTAAGACATAGGCGCGTTCAGGTCTGTGGTTTTGATATAACCCTTTTGCCACCAGGACATGAGTCCGTTCGCCACGGCAGCGTCCAGCAGTGTTTCCCACTTGTGCTCCCGGAGAAGGTTTGCGGGATCGACTGTGAACTCATTACTGCGAACCTGAATCAGGTCGCCTACAACCGACCGAATGTTCAGGTCTTCGATGTAATCGGCCAGTGCAGCAGTGGGGTCAACCCCCGTTGGGGCAACAACACCATCTGGTTCGGATACACTCCATTCGGTGAACAGCGTAGCGGCAATGCCCTCCATTACTTGATTCTGCTGGGCATCGCTCAGGCCATACTGAAACTCGCGATCCACTTCTTGCGCAATCTGAGCAATAAGAGTGGTGACATCAAGTTCAGTATAGTCAGGCGGTCTTTTCCCATAATCATCGGACGGGGTTTTTGCTTTTCCGTACGTATACAAATCCCGCTCCGATGGAAGCAAGTCAGCAAGATACGACTCCCGCGTGAGGGTGTCGCCTTTTTTGGCAGCTTCTTTCACCGCCGCGTAAAAGAAGATTTCGCCCAGGGTATTTAGCTCGCCTTCTACCTCTACCGCAGCCGTCGGCGTGCCAACCAGCGAAGCGAAGTGTCGATTTATCAGCTCTAAAAGTCTCTTAACGTTAGGTGGCATCGTTATTCTCTAAAAAGGTCGGGATTCAAATTGTGGTCGGCATACCATTTCACGATGGGGTTCGCGTTACGCGGCCCCATAAACAACGGTTTCTTGGTCTTCTTCCCGCGTTTTTTGATCGCTCTGAACTCGTCCAGGACGGCGTTCATCGCCTGTGCGTTAGCGTTAGCTGTACGTCTGGCCATTAAGGCACACCTCCCGCCAAGCTGTCTATTCGGGCGGGCCTTGCCACGTCGTCTCCCAGCGGCTGTCTCAGCGGCCTTGCGGCTTGCTGCGTCCCGCCTGGGCCTTGAACCAGTGGCAGATCGCCCTCAGAAGCGGCTTGTCTGAGCATTTCCACGTCTTCGGCGTCTACGTCGTCCATCGCCTGCGCTTCGGCTGCGACAAGTCGAGAGTCAATCGCCGGATGGTTGCGTATTCGTTGCTGCCGGAGTCGTTGTCTGCGTTCCTTGATGTTCTCCACGCGAGAGCCGAACTGCCAGTAGTCCTCGTCGGACGCAAGGCCGATCTCGTACTCTCGCATCATCAACTCTTGCCGTTGCATCTGCAACACCGGGTCGAGGGCTTCAAATGTTACGGAGACATCATGCACTCCGTACAAATCAGACCTCCTGAGCGTCTTCCCGTGAGAGCCGATGCCGCCTTTGAGGGCCGCCAGATTGTCTACCAACCGGCAGAGCCACGTCGCGCAGATGGACGCCATATGCTCTTCCTGGATAGTCGGGCCGGCGAACTTCTTCCGAGCGGCGTGGTCGAGTATCTGTTGCTGCCCCACCGTGACTACGCCGCCCTCTCGGAAGCCGCTGATGCCGGGGTTGAACGTCCCGCGTCGGATGTCTTCCTGTAGCTCCCTGCCGGACTCGAACACCCATCTCGGCACGTCCTGCAATTTCATCTTGTTGAAGTCGGCCACGTCCCCTACCGCAATCGCTCCGGTCTCCAGGGCGTGTTGAAGCTCGTCAGGGAACCGGCTCACGTACGGCGCGTAGGCGTTGTCGATCACCATGGAGTGTTTCGCCGTTTGATTCTGCGCTTCCAGCCGGATGGATTCGAGAACGGGACCCAGGATGCCTACGGCCATGTGCTCGGGGTTGTTCTTCCCCAGGGCGGACGGTTCCATGCCGTATCCGGCGAACGCCTGTATAAGGGGGATGAAGCCCCACGAGTTTCGTTCCGAGTACAGTATCTCGCCGTTTTTGCGCTTCAGGGTATGCGCAAGCATCGTCCAGTCGCGTTCGATCTCGATTTCCTCCCATGAGGTCATGGACGCGACGACTTCTGCCTCATCCTTATTAAAGTGCTTCAGCCGTTGTTTCTGTTTGAGCAGTGCTGCAAGGTCGGCGGCGGTCATGGTGAGCAATCGGATCGCGGAACGCGGTATCTTCTCCAGGGGGTTCATCAGCACTTGCGACGGGTGAGTCGCCATGATCCTGATGGGGTTCCAGTATCCGGACCGTTTGCTCATCATTGTTTTATCGGTGAAGTCCAGGTCGAGTTCGATCACTCCGTACCCGTAGGCGTTGAAGTGTTTCCCAACCTGTTTCCACGGGTTGAACATCGAGCGCATGGCGGCGTCAAGCATGACCGCTCTCACCGCCTCTTCCACGCTGTCGGCGGCGTCTTTGTGAGCCTGACTTTCGGGATTCACCGGCTGCCGATGTACCGTGGGGATGAAGCCCATGAACTGGTCGGAGGCGTGGTCGATGATGTTGGTTGGCGTTGAAGGCCGATATTCGCCGCGTGTGTTGGCGTCGTTCGCGCCATTTACGCCCGTCCACAGTGCATAGGTCCGATGATAGAAGGTATCGATCTCGCCCCAGTTAGCGTGGGAGGGACGCCAGATATCTTCCAGGTGCACTCGGCGGTCGTCGATCTCTTCCGACGATCTTTCGTCAAATGTGGAAATTATCGCAGCCATTAAAAGCGACTCCTGACCACCCGAGACCTTGAGTCCACAGACATCAAGGACACTTCTCTGTCCATCATGAAGGCTATTGCCAGAGCAGTCGGCACGTCGTCATTCGCTCCCCTGCGAGCTTCCATCCGACCGTGGGAGCCAATCACGACGACTTGTTTCATCTGCGCCAGTCCTTCTTCGTCGGGGATGATAACGGCCCCCCGGTCAATTTCTTCCTTCAGGTTCAGCCACATCTCTCTGCGGTTGGACTCCGACGTACGCCATCCGAAGTCCCTCCGTTTGTCCACGGACTTGATGACGCCGTACAGGTTTCGATAGTGAGCGCGTTCCGCCGCTCTGAGCACGTCGATGCCCCAGTCGTTAGTCTCAATCGCCCACAGAGGCCAGCCGTATATCTCCAGCAGTTTGATTGACTCGTTGGCGAACACGGACGTTCCCCACTCTTTCGTCAATATGCGCGCCACGACGGCCCGCGCCCCCAAATCCACGACGTAGGTGGCACTGTAGTCCATCCCAACCCCGTGCGAAGTGTCCGTCGCCGCTGCGTATCTGCGCCCGATCTGATGTTTCGTGTAGATGTGCACGGGTCCGTCAGACAGGATCGGCTCTCGTATGTGGCTTTTCATGTACTCTAGCACATCAAGGTCGAAGAACGCGTTTGCCCCCGCCGGTTCGAGGGCTTCTTCCACCGATCCGGGAAACTCTTGCGACATAAAGAGTTCCACGGACAGGACGGAAGTCTTCGGGACGTTACGTTTCTCGCGTTCGTACCACGCGTCGTCGCGTCCCGGACGGACTCGCCATCCAAAGAACAGAGTTGCCCAACCGTTTTCGGGTGCGCCGAGAAACGACGACAGAAAGACCGACTCGGCCTTGGACTTGTTCACAGTCGAGATGAGAAACATCTGCCCGCCGGTGGAACCAACCGACGCAGCCAACGTCAAATAGGCCTCCTCAAGGTCTTCATGGAAGTCCGCCTCGTCCATCACTATTAGAGAGAAGTCGTCCCCACGCCCCGAATCCGCACTAGACGAGAATGCAGTCACCGTCGATGTAACACCCTCCCCAAAAGCCAACTCCATCTGGAGCTTCGACGACGCCGCCAACGGAAGTTGCCACGCAGAAGGAAGGTTGTTGTAAACAAACTTGACCTTCTCCATGAGACGGATAGCCTTGTCCTGATTCTCAGAAAACATCCCGATTAAACTGCCCGGATAAAACCGGAAAAGCCAACACGTATATGCCGCCGCCACCCAGGAAGCCCCTATCTGACGCGCCTTCATGACGACAAGCCTGTCCTCCACCATCATCGCCCTGGCAATCTCCAAAGTATGATCCCAAAGCTCCATGTCACGCTTGCCACCACGAATCTTCATGAGCCGCTGCGGACGCTCAAGAATCTTCACAAACTTCAAGAACTTGAGAAAATCCATCGACGCCATCGTATAGTCAAGCTCCGCCTTGATGGCGGCTCGCTCCTGAAGCGTAGCACCTGGAGGAACCCTGAGCGCAGTCATCTCACGCCGAGTATACAACACAACAAACAAAACCCGCCACAAACCCCAACCAACCCCCAACACACAGAAGTCATCGCCGCAACCGACAACACAGATGACATGCCGAACACAAGGAATCCTTCCGTAGGGACTCTCCACAGTACCTAAACGTGCGTCCGGGACTCCGCCCGCGCTTCACTCCTGCGCGCGAGCGCCCGGGACTCCGCCGTCCCTCGCGCGCGCGCGTTCCTTTATACCTCACCCGCCACGAGGCCTCACCCGCCACGAGGCCTCACCCGCCACGAGGCCTCACCCGCCACGAGGCCTCACCCGCCACGAGGCCTCACCCGCCACGAGGCCTCACCCACCACGAGCCCTACAAACTCACGCCAAATTGCGCCCGTTGCCTATTGACATATGCCTGATGAGTCTATATGGTAGAGGCATAGTCGAGCAGCACCAGAGTAGAACGGGAGTAGAACATGAACAAAGACACCTGCGAAGTCGTGGTACGCATGATGGGGTCAAGATATCGGTGCAAGAACTGCAAGATGGGGTCAAGATATCACTATCTGCTTGCCTCCGGTAAAAAAATCAAATGCCCGCATTGTGGTGCCATCAGTGTGTTGACATGCCGATTCGTGCGATTCTAACACGGGAGTAGAACATGACCAAAGACAGCGCGGAATCTTACCTGAACCGACGAGAGATTCAATACGATTACGATAATCAGGCATGGATTATCAACGGCGTATACCAAGATTGCAATCATCCTGAATCCATGGATTGCCAGTGCTTCGGGCGCCTCAACGCAGGCAAACGAGCGCCCAGTATCCATTAAATCCAAAGCCAAACGATTGAGCCGCCTAGAGTGCATCGGCGTCGGTCGGTCGGTGCACTCGAACGGCTAAGCCATAGTAGAACGGGAGTAGAACATGAACAAAGACGACGTCGTGGTAGGCATACACTCGACCGGCGAAATTAATGACTTCCGGCGCTGCAAGCGCTGCAAGATGGGGGCAAGCTACCACTATCTACTAGCCGCCGGTACCACTATCCAATGCCCACATTGTGGCGCCATCAGTCGACACGTGCGAATCTAACACGGGAGGCAGAACATGAACATGACCATCAAACAACTTGCAGCCATCATCGACCGTGAGGCTACCTACACAACCGATAACGGGCTGAGAATCCGAGTCAAGGTAATCGATGCTAAGCAAGCATACGGCACCATGCAATACCTCATTACGCCGCTGGCAGGCGAACGCGAAGTTTGGGTGCGGAACCTCATTATTGACGACGAAGCGCCTACGCTCACGGTTGGCTAAATCCAAAGCAAAACGAAAAGGAATGAACATGACAACGATGCTAATCAAAGAGGCGCAAGCCATCGTGGGCGGACTATCCAATCCTGCCAAAATGCCTGGAAAATCTACTAGCCTACCACCACAAATGTGCAACGTAGGGGCAAAACTTCGCAACGTGGCAGGCAGCGTTTGCGAGGGTTGCTACGCCTACAAGGGCAACTACTCGAGATTCAAGAACGTCGGAACCGCCTTGACGCGGCGGCTTGAATCTCTCAATCACCCTGATTGGATTCCTGCCATGGTCACGTTGATCGAACGACTACCAGAGCCGTATTTTCGATGGCACGATGCGGGCGATCTCCAATCAATCGCGCATCTCGAGCGCATCGTTGCGGTCTGCAATGCAACGCCTCATATCAAACATTGGATACCCACACACGAATACGGCATAGTCAGGCAGTATCGAGCTCAGGGCGGCGTCATCCCTGCCAACCTAGTCATCCGCGAATCCGCCGTCATGGTAGACGGTCCTCCGCCGGTGAAGAACAAGTTACCCACTTCCACCGTCGTGACTGATGGGTCTGCAACGTGTCCAGCGCCTACGCAAGGCGGAGAATGCGGTCCTTGCCGTGATTGCTGGGACCCGACGGTGCAAAACGTGGCATACAGCAAGCATTAGACCGCCCGAGCGGCTAACACCCAGAGTAGAGATCGGAGTCAGGAACATGAGGAAACTAAGCGAATCCCAACGAGCAAAAGTCACCAAAGCGCTGGCACAACATGAGCGCTTTCGGTCCGCGTACATGTGGCGATCGCACAACGGCAATCGCCAACAACGCGCGCGGTGGTCGAAGCAAGAAACTTGGAGCGTCGCCTTCCGACACGAGGGCGTCCGGTATGAGTACCACTCTGCGGTGCATTGCTCTACGCAAAACGTCTATTACAAGGGACACTTCAGCGTCGACGGGAAAAAGGCCACCGTCCGCGCGCTGAAAAAGCTGGTCATCTAGACCGCCCGAACGGCTAACAACCCTGAGCAATTGGAGATGAACATGAACCTCGTTGTCGGAGATTACATTGAATTTACACTGGCACAATTTACAGGCGGATCGTTCTCGCGGTTCGGACGCGGACGCGGTGCAACCTACGTTGGAGACAAGAGTTTTGCTGGGACCATCGAACGTGACTGGTACGATGCCAATCGCCGCCACTGGTTTTCGGTGCGACTCACTAGCGGCAAAATCAAACGCGCCCAAGGCAAGAACCTCTACGCTGGCATCACCGTCCATACCCACGGCGATCAGCATGATGACAACGCCGCCGCGAAACACCTGCGAAAATCAAACCAAATGTTGGAGATAAGATCATGACCATCCAACTTGCACAACATCAAACGACGGGGGAATCGTACGTGATCGCGTGGGATGACGACGGGCGCGTCCAGGGCATCGCGGGGCCGTACTCCCGCCGTGCCGCGTCAGCGATCAGCGGCTCAAGCTCCGAAGCGATCGCGCTGTGCGCGGACCGCAACGACGATGATCTCGATTGGGCGGACGCCCAACGGTGGAATCTTACCTAACCCGCCGGACGCCCACCAACCCCCTTGAACCCCGGTTCACCATGAACCGGGGTTTTCTTTGTGCCCACGCTATGGCGGAAGTGCTCCTCGGCATATCAACATATCGACATATCAACATATCGGCATATGCTTTACGGCGCGGCGTTCAATATCAACATATGCTTTACGGCGCGGCGTCCGATATCGACACGTCAGCCTCAGGCAAAGCTCGAGCATCTTCGACGACGAGCTCAGCGTCGAACGCCTCGAGCTCAGCCATCGAACGACCACCCAGATCGGCATACACGTTGAGCTGACGGCCTATGCTAGGCGTCGCGCTCGACGCTGGTAACAACCCGCATAATTTAACCAAATCGCCCACGGTCCGACGCGCCTCTGCCAGGTCGTTTTGTGCCAGGTTGCGCTCGTACAGATCGAGTAGCCGTTGTTGCGCCCATTGCGCGGTTACGGCTATCCTCTCTTCGCGCCGTGCCTGTCTGCGAGCCATGATCTTCGTGATGGCGGTAGCGACGCTAACTGTTGCTAACAGGCGTGCTGCACCTGCTGTTGCGACGGCGTTGGTGGGCGCGGAGTAACCGGCCTTGCGGTAGCAGACATAGTCTGCCATGTCGTTGTTAGCCGGATCGGTTCGAATCTCGACAAAATTTTGTTGCAGATGGGTGAGTGTAGCCACAAAGTTTTCCTTACCAGTGCGTGCCTATGTCGCGTAGGGGTTCCTTGAAGCCCTTCCAGCCCCTTCAGCCACTTGGGCCAATGGTAGCATGTTAGTTGGCATGTTAGTTGTGTGTATGCGCATGATTATGACTCTTTACGCCTGATCGGCGACGAGCCATAATCATGGTTGTGTTTGGCGTGAGTTAGGCGTGAGTTAGTTGCGAATTACCGGACAAGCTCGTGTATGTTGAGCGTTTCAAGCGCGAATCATACACGTGGTCGGGCGAATCTCGTGAGTGTTTTGGCGAGGGTAGTCGTGTGTGGGGAAGAACGCCGCCCAGTAGTTGCCCGCCCGACCGTGAATTTCCCGCCTGATTGGCGGCGCGCGCTCCAACTCGCGCGGTCCTGACTGGCAGGACTATACCATCGCAAAACCCCTCGGTGTTTAACTGGGCGACGCCAATGCCCACAACGCCCCTCCACCATCCGGTGGTGACGATCCGCTCGTATGTGGCGCACGCGCCGCAATCTCAATATCGCATACGCCCAACACTACCCCAAAACCCGCCGCCGCGTCAACTACCCCGCCAAGCCTGATTTGACATACCGAGCCGAGGGTGCTATACTCAGTACGGTGACCTGAGCCGATCAGACACTACGGCTAAACCCTAATCAGGATGGGGGGGACCTCGAACGGCTATCAACCCTGAGTAGAAAAGGAATGACTATGCTCACCATGCAGAAGCGGAAATACGTCTTGTTGGTTACCAATATGGGAACCTGGTGCACGGGGGAATCAATCCAGGATGCGGTGAGTCACCTGTTAGCCCCGTTGCGCCGGGATGACTCTGTTGCCATCGCAGCCGTCACGGGTGATGACGTTAAGCGTCTCAGCGTAAATCCAATGGGAGAGGTACTTGTACACGGCCTCGCCGAAGAAGCGGGCGACCGGTGCCAATTTGTCTTGGAAGAAATTTACATCGGCCCGTGGGGACAACGCGGCAAAACGCATCTCCGGTAGCCGCCTAGGGCGGTTGGCTCTTCCGGTCAACCGCCCGAACGGCTAAACCCAGAGTAGATCGGAGAGATGAACATGAAATACAACGTGATCGATATTCAGGACGGCATGGGCTATGCCCCCGGCGACGAGGTAATCGGCGTGGTCGACGCGGAGGACGCCGATGCCGCCATCGCAGCCGTCATGGCGCAAATCGGTTTCAGCGCCGCCGTGATCGCCCAAGACCCCGACGGCTACGCCGAGCACGTCCTCCCCATGGTCGCCGCGATCCCCGTCGCTTAGCCGCCTAGAGCGCTTCGGCCAGATCGGAGCGCTCGAACGGCTAAACCCTGAGCAATTGGAGATGAGACGATGCAGAAATTCTACACTGGGACCAACCGAATCGCGGATGCCATCGGGCGGCAACAAGAGCGGATCGATGCGCTGGTCGAGAGCGGAGTTGACCTTCAGGGAAAGCCCATTGCCGCCACGCTTGAAAGCCTCGATGCGGACATGGCTCTGAGCGCGTCCGAACATGCGGCGTTCCAGAACCAACAGACCAGAGCCGCCGCCGCCGGACGGCTCAACACCGATGAGGCGCTCCTGGTCTGTCACGCGCTGGGCGAGTGGGCGGATGAGACCAACGGTGGCTGGCGGGCTGGAGTTGGGCTGGCTGAGAAGGTTGTGATCACCCAGATCATCGGTGAGCTGCTGGGCGTGGCCCACGCCTAGCAACGCCACACTGATCGAATCGGTGCTCCGGAATCGATAATCAACCCAATCAAGATCGGAGAGATGGCGATGAACCACAACATACCTACTACCCGATGGGGCAACGATGGAACCAAGCCTTGCCCACGGCCTAATGTGTTCTGGCGTGAATGGAAACGCGCCGATGGCACATGGCGCATCGAACGTGGATGCTCATGGTGCAGCTGGACAAAAACAGACTAGCAACCCCTAATCAGGATCGGAGAGATGAACATGGCGAAA